TGGATACAACATACAAAAAGTTGGTCCTGTAAATGATGCCGCTATCTATGAAAGAGCAAAACAGTTCTATCAAAGTTTAGCAAATAATAAGTAGTTAGTTAGACAGGGTGATAGAAATATCACCCTGTAACATTGAGAGTGGAAAAGTGTTAAAGAAATTTAAAGAGATATTTTCTGGTTTAGAAACTTCTTATGGTATAACAACCATGACAGGTGAAATCAGAGACGATGGCAAAAACGAAGCAGAATCAAAAGTAGTTCATAAACCTGTTACTAATGAATTGTGGAAAAAACATTTAGATGGTTTATTTCCTGCATTAGGAATAATGCCAATAAGAGCTGATAATAAATGTAAATGGGGATGTATTGATATAGATGTTTATGATTTAAATCATAAAGAATTAATAGATAAAATAAAACAAAAGAATTTACCTTTAGTAGTTTTTAAATCTAAATCAGGTGGTGCGCATGTATTTTTATTTTGTAAAGAATATGTAGCAGCTTCTTTAGTAAGACAAAAATTAAAAGCTATGGCAGCTTTAATTGGTCATTCTAATAGAGAACTGTATCCTAAACAAGATTATGTCAGAGCTGATAAAGGTCAAGTAGGTAGTTGGTTAAACGTACCTTATCACGGTGGAGATAAATCAGTTAGATGTGCTTTAGATGATAATGCTACACCATTAAGTTTAGAAAAATTTTTTAAGGTATATGATAGTATATCATTAACAGAAAAAGATTTAATTCATTCTAAAATAATTCCAACAAAAGAAGATGATAATGATTTATTAAAAGGAGCTCCTCCTTGTTTAATTACTTTATTATCTGATGGTGTTCCAAAAGGTAAAAGAAATGACACTATGTTTAATGTTGGTGTTTATTTAAGAAAAAGATTTCCAAAAGAATGGAAAGGTAAAATGAATGTTTATAATCAACAGTTCATGAAACCACCATTAGACGATAAAGAAATAGAAGATGCAACTGAATCATTAAATAAAAAAGAATATAGATATAAATGTAAACAAGAACCTATATTAAGTTTTTGTGAATCTAAAATTTGTGTCAAAAGAGAATTTGGTGTTGGAGATAATGTTCCTCCACCAGAAATAACACGTATAGAAAAATTTCCATCAGATCCTCCGATTTATATAGTTACTATTGATGGTAAACAAGTTGAGGTAGATAAAACAACTCTTCATGACTTTGAAAAATTTTCAATAGAAGCAATGGATCAATTACATCAAGTATTACTTCCTATGGGAAAGATTATTTGGAGAAAAATATTAAATAAGATTATGGGAAGCAAAGATACTTATGAAGTATTACCAGCTCCTGAAACAACTAAAATTGATTATCAATTTAAAGAATTATTAGCTGATTTTATAAATAAAGCTCCTGGAAAAGAATTAAAAGATATTAAATTAAATAAACCTTTTACAGAAGATGGATTTACTTATTTTAAAAATCAAGCATTACAACAATATCTTGGAAGACATAAACATTTTACCCTTGCAAAAAATAAAACACAGAAAATGTTAGAAGATATATTTAAAGCAGTTGAACATCATCCAAAAATAGATGGTAAGACAGTTAGAGTTTGGAAAATGCCTACAATAGATTTAGATAAACCAATCATAAGAGATTCTAAATTAAAGGATGTACCATTTAAATGAAACGAATAATTATACCTGGTCCTCCTGGAACAGGGAAAACACATCATTTGGTTAATCATTATTTAAATAAAGAATTAAATGAATATAAAACTTTACCGGATAAAATTGCTTATCTTACATTTAGTAATGCTGCAGCTGATGAAGCTAAAAGAAGAATATTATCAACTTATCCAATGGTAAAAGAATTTCCATATATTTGTACAATGCACTCTCTTGGAACAAGACAATTAAATATAGATACAAATATACAATTATTAAAAGATGAAAAATGGAACGCATTTAAAAATTTTTCACAAATATGTAATGATTTGTCTTTTGAAACAGAAGAAGATCCTTACACAGAAACGCTAAGATATAAAAATGATCATATGAAGATTATTGAATATTCAAGATCAAGAAAAATAGATATTGATACTGCAGCTACAGAACTAGGATTAGAATATAAAGTAGATGTATGGTTAACCGCTCAAATAGAATCTGATTTAAAGTCTTATAAAAGAGATACCGGAATGATTGAGTATTCCGATATGATAAAACAGTTCATTGAAAAAGATAAATGTCCTCCACTCGATGTTGTCTTTTTGGATGAAGCACAGGATCTGAATCCTCTGCAATGGGATATGTTTAATTACATCGAATCACGATGTGAACGATCTTATATTGCAGGGGATGACGATCAAACGATATATACGTTTCAAGGTGCTGATCCTAATATATTTATAAATTTAAAAGGAGAATTAGATCCTAGAGTTGAATCAAGAAGATGTCCAAGAGCTATACATAGAAAAGCATTAGATATTCTACAACATGTAGAGCATAGATTAATTAAAGGTTGGCTTCCAAGAGATGCAGAAGGAAAGGTTTTTGAAAATCATTCATTAGATAATATTGATTTTAACAAAGGTGAATGGATGATTATTGCAAGAACTAACAAAATGTTAAATCCAATCAAAGCTCACTTAACATCTTTAAATTTAAGATTTGAAAGTAAAACAAATTTTTTATTATCTGCAGAATTATTACAAGCATATCAAGTATGGACCAGGTTAAATAAAGGTGCAACGGTTGGAGCAGAAGAAGCAAAATCTGTTTATAAAGTTTTAAATTGCAATATGAAACATGTAAAATATGGTTGTTCTAGCGGAAAATCGTTAGATACTGTAGATTTTGTAGATATAGATGATTTAATGCTTAATCACGGGCTTCTAGTGACGGGAAGCTGGGAACAATTAAATTTTAAAGAAGATACAAAAAATTATATTAAGTCATTATTAGAAAACGGTGATGATTTAATGAAGCCGGCTAGAATTAAAGTATCCACAATACATGGTGTAAAAGGTGAAGAATGTGAAAATGTTGTTTTATTTACTGGTCTAGAAAAGATCATACATGACTCAGCATTAAACAATGCTGATCCAGAACACAGATTATTTTTTGTGGGTGTAACAAGAGCAAAAGAAAACTTATATATCATCGAACCTAGTGAAGATGATTATGAAAACTATAAACCAGGAGAACCAATAGTATGAGTAACAAAACATTTTTTAGACAAGTAGGAGGAGCTCATTATAAAAAATATAAAATACAGCCTTCTAGATTTATCAATGATAATAAGATACTGTTTGCAGAAGGTAATGCAATTAAGTATATCTGCAGGCATCAAGACAAAGGTAAAAAACAAGATATTTTAAAAGCAATACATTATTTAGAAATGATAATAGAAAGAGATTACCAAGAATGATGTTTGAGGCACAAAAAGAATGGATTTGTCCTGAAAATTTTCCTGATTTAAAAGGATACAAGTATATAGCAATTGACTTAGAAACAAAAGATCCTGATCTTAAATCAAGAGGATCTGGTGCAATTATAGGTAATGGAGAGATTGTAGGTATTGCTGTAGCAGTTGATGGATGGTCTGCATATTATCCGATAGCCCACGAAGGTGGTGGAAATTTAGAAAAAGAAAAAGTTTTAAGTTGGATAAAAGAAGTTTGTGCTTCGGATAATGTAAAAATATTTCACAATGCAATGTATGACGTATGTTGGTTAAGAGCATATGGTATACAAATTAATGGTGTTATTATTGATACAATGGTTATGGCATCTTTAATTGATGAAAATAGATTATGGTATTCATTAAATAGTATATCTTTTGATTATTTAGGAGAAACTAAGGATGAAAAATCATTGAACGAAGCTGCAGCATCCTGGGGAATAGATGCTAAAGCTGAAATGTATAAACTTCCTGCAATGTATGTTGGAACTTATGCTGAGAAAGATGCTTCATTAACATTGGAATTATTTAAAGTTTTATCTAGAGAGATTGGTAAACAAAAATTACAAGAAGTATTTGATTTAGAAACGCAGCTATTTCCTTGTCTTTTAGATATGAAATTTAAAGGAGTCCGAGTTGACGTAGAAAGAGCAAAAGAGCTAAAGAAAACATTAACATCCCAAGAACAAGAGTTGCTAAGAAAAGTAAAAGCAGAAACAGGGATAGAGACACAAATTTGGGCTGCAAGATCAATTGCCACAGTTTTTGATAAATTAAAGCTACCTTACGAAAGAACTGAGAAATCACACGCACCTTCCTTTACAAAGAATTTTTTATCGGAGCACAAACACCCTATAGTCCAAATGATTGCAAAAGCAAGAGAAATAAACAAAGCTCATACAACTTTTATAGATACAATTTTAAAATTTGAACACAAGGGTCGTATTCATGCTGACATCAATCCTATTAAATCAGATCAAGGTGGAACTGTAACAGGTAGATTTAGTTATGCTAATCCTAATCTCCAGCAAATCCCAGCGAGAAACAAGGAACTAGGACCTCTTATTAGAAGTTTATTTATACCAGAAGAAAAACATAAATGGGGTTGTTTTGACTATTCACAACAAGAACCAAGATTGGTTGTACATTATGCAGCTACTACTGAACCAATTTGTTTTGATGAATCTGTTGCAAACATTGTAGATAAATTTAAAAATAATACTGTGGACTTTCACCAAACTGTTGCTGATATGGCGGGGATATCTAGATCACAAGCTAAAACAATTAATCTTGGTTTATTTTATGGAATGGGTAAAACTAAACTTCAAGCAGAACTTGGATTATCTACAAAACAAGAAGCTGAAAATTTATTTAATCAATATCATCAAAACGTTCCTTTTGTAAAAGAGCTTATGAATAAAACATCTGCACTTGCACAAACATCCGGATCAATTGGAACATTACTTGGTCGTCGTTGTAGATTTAATAAATGGGAACCTGCAACATTTGGTATGCACACACCGATGACATTGGAAGAAGCAGAAGCAACTTATGGTAGAGGAAGAATAAGAAGAGCTTTCACTTACAAAGCATTAAATAAATTAATACAAGGATCTGCTGCAGACATGACAAAGAAAGCTATGTTAGATTTATATAATGAAGGAATTATACCACATATTCAAATACATGATGAATTAGACATATCAGTTATTGATGATAATCAAGCTAAAAAAATTATAGACATTATGGAAAATGCTGTTACATTAGCTGTCCCTAATAAAGTTGACTATGAGTCAGGGGAAACATGGGGAGATATATATGGATAAGTTTAAAGAAAAATTAAAATTTGTTTGGTTCTTTTTAGTTGGATTATATTCTTACATACACAGAGGATTTTTAATTTATATATATGCAATACAAGGTTTTTCAAATTTTTTAACTTTACTTTTATTTAAAAGTGATGCTGCTATTATTTGCATAGCACATAAATGGAATGTTAATGTTTCAAAAGCAATAACTTATGCAACACACTTTATTATTTTTATATTTTTGTATTTCATTATTTTTTAATTTATTAGCAATACCATTGATGTATTGTTTTTTATTTGTTGCATTTTGTGTAATATGTGCAATAATTCCATTAAATTATTTAATATTAAAAGTTAAAAAATGGGCGATTTAGGACAAAAAATAGTATTAGCAGTTATACCAATATTGTTTACTTGTGTGGTATAT